CGCTCGTCTGTCCAAGCAGCGATTTGAATAACGGCGGCTTCCAAAGAAGTCTCGTTCAAGTCAGCGGCTGTAGAAGGACGATTGCTGTTAGTGCCACCAGAAATCAGGGGGTGAGCAGTGCTGAACAAAGCAACACCGTCGCCACCGGGGTAGGCTGCGCTGAAACCGTTGTTGATAACGGCGGCAGCTTTAACCTGCTTGGTGTAAGCCATAGCGCGAGCCAATGCTTTGGTGTAACGAGCTGACAAAGAGTCATACAAGTTATCTTCCACAGCTTCTTCAGTGATGGAGAAGCCTAAAGCGATGGTTTCGTGGTTATAGCGAGTTGTCCATGCCTCTTGTGCATTGTCATAAGCGATGGCAGAGCCCTCGTTCTTAACAGGTGCAGCAGAGAAGCCAGACAGCTTGGTCTCTTCTTCGAAAGAACGCTCAGAGGTCTCTGTTTCGTAGATCTCTTTGTGCTCTTCGCCGTAGCGAGCGTATTCCATACCGAACAATGCGTTCAGACCGGGGAGCAACTCTTTAAGTAGTTGTGCGCGTGAAATTGCCATGGTAAGTTACTCCTTAAGCAGCGTAGTAGTTGTGAACGCCAAAGTTCAACTTAACCAGAACTTCTGGAGATTGAACCAAAGCGATCGTTGCACCAGCGGTAGGTGTGGTGGTCACAGCAGCACTGATAGTCAGTGTAGTGTTACCGGTTGTGGTCACAGTCGCAGCAGTAGCCACGTTTGCGCCAACACCCAATTGCTGCGCTTGACCGTTAAGTATTTGGAAAATGTCAGTTCCAACAGGAATGACTTGACCAACTTGGAGGCCAGACACAACGAACGATGTCGTAGTAGTGCTTACGAAGACTGCAGAAGTGCTGATCTGTGTATCAGGAACCAAGTTCAAGATACGGAAAGCACCGCCAGAGCCAACAGCAGTTGTTGTATTAGCAGCAACCAAACCAGCACCGGAGTTACCGGTAGAAGCGCTACCAACAGGTGTGTTCAACACTGCGTTCAAACCAACCATTGCTGATGGGAATGAAGAGATAGTGGCAGTGGAAGCAGCAGTCACCGCAGCCATTTTGAACACTTGGTCGGGATCATCAGCAACGATCGCAGTAATGTCACCAGCGGTAACAGAACCGGGATAGTACTGAGCAAACTGACGCTGTTTTGTTGTTGGGTTTGTGTAGTAACAGCCCAAGAAAACACCGACAGTACCCTTGCTCACCAAGCTAGTGCTTGTTGAAGAAGGGATGATAAAACCGGCTGTAGAGCCAGTAGTACCCAATGTAACTAAGTCACCGTAATAAATTGCAGTGCCGTAGTTATACGCAATAGGTAGATTGCGGGTAGAACCAGCAAATACCTGACCACCGATCAGATTGACCGGCTTGACGCCGTAAGGGGCGTCGATGATGGGATAAGCCATAAAGGACTCCTAAATTTAAGTACCAGAACCGAAAGTGACCTTGGTTCTCTTCTCGGAGAAAAGAGGCATCCTAGGATCATTTTCACGAAGGAAATTATTGTCCACCGAATCTACTTGAGACTTGTTTAGGTTCTCGTAGTATTTAGCCCGTTGAGTCATAAATTCTTCGGGGATACGGCAAAGCAATAAACCGCCCACCTCTACGCCGCCTTTAAAGCGACCTTCGATGGAAGCGTGCATCATGAGCTCCGGATAATCTTCTGCTTTGCAGGGTTCATATCCTTCGCGTAACTTCGAAGAAATGTTACTTGGATCAGCAGTACCCATAGTACTAATACGAATATACCTATGTGTCCAACCGGGACGGTCATCTGGCATAGGCAAAGTCTCAGGTGGACGCCACGCTTCAGGGCGTTGCATCGTCTGACGTGTGTCCAACTCACGAGCTGAACGGTTTTGCGTTTTCGTAGCCACTTGTACTTGATCCATTATTCACCTCTTCTTAGTTGAGCAACCTGTTTAGCGTAGAGTTCTATCGGCACCCCAAGACGGCGAGCAATCGCTGCTTCTGATGCTTTTAACTTCACGCGGTTAGGCGGAGTGCTACGGGAGGCCGGAGCCACCACATTAGCTGGTTTTGTTGCACGGCGCGGAGGTTCATCCTCGTAGACCGGTTCTGATGCCTTTTTAGAAGGGGCGTCATCTTCGTCGCTCTGAGTATCTTCATAATACTCAGGAAATCTTCGGCGCATGGTAGCGTCTACTCGTTTGTAATAGTCATCAGACCCCACAAAGTCTGCACCGTGTTCCTTAGCCAGCTTTTGATGCAACCCGAGGGCGGAAGCTGTCATTTCAGGATCGGTGCCAAACCAAGTGTTTTTCTGCATCCAACGCTGATCGCGCTGTGACACATTAGGCTGATTTGTACTACGTTGTTGTATTTGTACATCATTTTCTTCAGCTTGTAAAGGCCTCATGTTCTGAACTTTATCTAAATTCAGTGTTGCCTTCGCAATTTCTACCTGCGCCTCAGTCTGCGCATCGTAGTCTCCAGACTCAACAGCCTCTTTAAAACGCTTCTTAGCGTTGTCAAATTCCATCTCAGCGGAGCTCTTTGACTGCTCAATGTACGCTTTTGACCCAAGCGATACTTGCTCCTGCAATTTGCGGTTCTGTTCCCACAACTGCTTAGTTAGCTTTTCAGCCGCTTCGCGTTCACGCAGTGCTTCTTCTTTAGCGCGGCGCTCATCGTGGTAGCCACGTGTAAATTTCTTAATCCGTTGCTGGACCTTCTCGTCGTACGAGGCTAACTCGTCTTCTGTAGGTTCCTCAATCGGCTCCTTCATGGGCTTGCGGCCCCTATCAGGTTCGGGAGTATCGTCTTCGATCTCTACATCAAAGCTATCATCCTCTGCTACGGGTTTACCCTTAGCTTCTTCCTCTACTTCATGAGGAAATTTAAAGTCGTCTTTAAGCTCAGTTTGTGCCATTGATTACTCCTTATGATGCACGTGTAATACCACGGGGGTCTTCCACAACTGCTTCAACCGAATCATCATTGAGGATGCGGAATTCACGGCCATGGATCTTCAGGCGCGTACCTGAATTAGGGCGGACGATGACAAAGTCACCCTCCTTGCAACTCGGGCCACTGGGGAACCGAGTGGGATCTTTGTAGCAGTCAGGCCCAAGCTTGACTACAAACAACACGGGGGTCAGCACTTCTTCGTAGTGCATGACTTGGCTTGACTTAATCAGGCCAACTTCACTATCAGCAAACTCCTCCATAGCTTCCGGCACTACACAAAGCAGGTGGAAAGTCTTTGGATCAGGCAACTGCTTGGCTTTATCCTCGGCTGGCTTATTAAGAATGCCAGACAAGTCCACGGCAGCGACGTTAAATTCAGTCATCAGATTTCTCCATTTTTTGCACAAGGTCGTTGATTACATTCTCTGCAAGGTTAAGACCTCGGATCACCCCACAGATACTTCGATACTCCTCAATATCAGCGGCTCTGCCGCTGGCAACGTGGAATGCTTGCTCTTCTCTAAGACGCTCAATTTCCTTGGCAACGTACGCCAGCAGTTTGTAGTCATTCAATTTCTGTCCTTCCTAGGTTTCTGAGACGATCTCTGCGCCATCTGCATGGCCATCTGAGCTTTGTTCTTGGCAATGTCAACGCCAATCTTTGTGCCTTCAAGCTCCTGCATTTTCTGAAGTTTGTCTTTGGTAGCGGCTGCAGTAGCGCCCACCTGCATAGCCGCAATCTCTTTCTGCGCCGCGATGCGTGACTCCTCGATCTTGAGCTGGTCGGCCTTGGCCGCAGCGTCGATCTGCTGCTTCTGCGCTTTGAGCTGGAGCTCCTGCATCTTGATCTGCAACTCCTGCTGCTGCATCTGGATGATGGGGTCTTGCGCCTGCTGCATCGCTTGCTGTTGTGCGGCCTGCGCTTGAGATTGTTGAGTCATGCGAGTCGATGCTTGTGCAGCAAGTTGTGCAACTTGTGCAGCCACTTCCGGCTCCATGTTCTTACCCTGCTTCTCAGTCGGCAAGAGCAGCCCAATAGTCTTCTCGACCTCCGTGCGATAGGCGAACGCCAAGTGCTCGTTAATGTGCGCCATCATCGCAGCCATGATCGCTTGGCCTTGTGGTGTACTCTGCACCAACGCCATGATCTTGGGGTTCTGCAACATGCTTGTATGCACAGCAATATGGGCTTGGTGGTCCTGCTCGAGGAACGCCTTATTGGGTTTGCCCGTCAGCGCATTCTGGTTCTCCTGCACTGGGTCGATCGGTGTGGCGTCGTCCTCAACAGGCACAAGTTTGGCAGCATTCTTAATGCCCAACACCTCAATCATCTGGCGATGTAAGAGCGGTAAGTTATAGAGCTGCGGCGCTGTCTGCGCCAACTGCAGAGCGGCTTGATACTGCACAATCTTCTGCGCCATCGTTGCAGCGTTTGGATCGCTAACAGGAATGACCGCGACCATGTCGTAGTCAGCTTTCTTCGCCTTACGTGAACCGTCAATTGGGTCGTAGTCATACTCTTCTGGCGTGTAGTCAGCGATGATGGCTTTGAGCAGACGGAACTCTTGACGCATCGAGTAGTGCATGCGTGCTTGTACAGCACCCATCACTTTAAGTGTGCGCTCAAGAATAGCCAGTGTTGTACCCACGGGTGCTTGCGCACTCATGTCACTGACCTTCATGTCTCCTGCGGAAGCAAACTGCCTACCCTCTTGCACAATGTTCTGGAACAAAGCGAAGAGAACTTGACTGGGCTCCTTGTAAGGCAACGGCAAAATGTTGTCTCGGATGGACCCACTCGGTACATCAACATCACGAAATTCCCCCGGTGCAATTGGGGTGTCGTCACCTTTGACTCGTAAGCCGCGAGACTTAAGGCCACCGGGTAAATTACTGAGCGTACCTGCATCAACGAGCTGCCTGATGAGCATGGTCGCTGACTTGGCGTAGCCGCCGATAAGGTGAATGAGACCATAGCCATAGAAGCCAAACCCCGGTATGTATTGGTAGTGCACGAAATGTTGACGCTTCATGTGCAACTCATCACCCTCGTACCAATTACGGCGAATGGCGAGCACCTTCTGCGTACCCTTCTCAACAGTCACAACGTACGGAAGCGCAATGCCTGTCTTCTCACCGTCCTCGTCCTCGTGCTCATAGCCTTCTAAGTCTAAGTCGACGTGCATCTCAAGAATGCGGAAGCGCTCGTCCTGCACAGCAGACATGCCCATCTCTTCAGCTTTCTGCTTCTCGATGTCGTCAAGTTCACTCGATGGCTCACCTAAGTCCACATCACAATAGAACCCAGCCTCTTGTAACTTTAAGACCTCGTTCTCAGTCTTACGCATGACGTGCGTGACCCGCTCGGCCCGCTCAAGATTACTCGCACCGTACGGCACAACGATATCTTCAGCAGGGATGAACATGGCAACTTGGCGACCCAATGATGGATCAAAGTACACCTTCTTGAACGCAGAACCCGCAATAGGTAAGTTCCACAATAACTTCTCGTGCTCTGGGCGATACTCGAGCATCACCTCAGTCAACTGATAGTTCATGTCCTCGCGCACGCGGGTAGACGCCTCTTCTTTAGCTGGCGTATCTTCACCAAGAATCTGTGTCTTAACTGGGCCCGCAGCAGGGAACGTCTCCATGATGCCTTCACTCTGGAAACGCACCACAGACTCCGTCAGCATAGGATGAAAGACACCACAAGCGCCTGCCCATGGCTCTGTTCTTTCTTCATACTTGAGGCCTAACAACTTCAAACCCTCAACGTAAGTCCTTATCCAATCCTTTCTATCGTTGATGTCTTTATCAAAGTTATCAATCAACTCTTTACCTAGCGTACCTAGTACGCTGTCGTCCATGAAGTCAGCAAGGTTGGCATTGAACTCTTCATCCGTGCCTTCAGCATCTGGAGTCAACTCAATCTCAATATCACCCATGCCAATACGCACGGCTTCTGGGTCCTCGATCTCAATCTCCAGCGGAGGAGCCATGTCCTCTTCAATACCCAAAGGGGCTGCGTACAAACCTTTGTCCATAGAACTCGTTGCCATAATTTATCCTTAAACTGTGTAAAACCGCTCTTTGCGGTGACTTCTGAACCATTGAATCTCTTCGGGCTCGTCGCTGGGTAAGCGCAGGAACCCACCTTGGCGAAACCGCATCAACGCAAGTGTTGTTGCATCGACCAAGTCATCGTGCTCCCCAGATGGGAACGCAGCAATCTCATCAACTAACTCTTCTGCCCAGCGCGTACGGGGCACCCATACTTTGCCACTCGCGATTATGTCTGAGACTGAGTTTAAGCGGGCGATTTTGTCTTGGCCTTTACTAGGCGTGTACTCCTGCACAGGGATACCCATAGCACGGAGCTCATAAATTAGCGGAGCACCCGTCGCCTTCTTCTCAATTATTAGGCCGTCTGGTTCGTACTCGTTGTACTCGGCAAGCACGTCCCTTTTCAACTCTACCCACTCAACACGCTTTCTATACGTGTTCAAGAGAATAATGTGCGACGTATTGTTGTCTTCCTCATTCTTAAATATCCCCCACGTCGTGCCAGCGGAGTAGTCGGCGCGGTTGTTCTTCTCAAACGCGGTGTCCCACGACTGCAAAATGTACTCGCACACGGGCGGCTCATCTTTATCC